CTTTTTAGTTCATCAAATATAGATACCTTCGCCTTTAAAATATGCTCTATAGAATCTAAATTTATACTATCTTTTTGAGATATAACCTCCACTGGTTTTGGGTTGTCAATGTCTTTAAAATTTAAAGTTTCTGGTACACGTAGTATTTGAGCAGAGTTTGCTGTGACCCCACCATCTACTAAAAACTTATGCTCTTCACATAAATCTTTTAACGCATTTGCCATAGCAATCCATTTTAGAGATTCTATAGCTTTATTTAAAACCCAATAAACGTGAAGACCATTTCCCGAATCAACTATAAGAGTTGGCTTTGGTAATTGAGTAGTCTTACAAAATTTCTTTAAAGCAGTTAAACCTTCTTTTTTATCTTTATATGGTTTTAGTTCTCCACAGTCTATGTCTATAAAAAAAGTTTTAAGTTCTTTAGCACATTCTTTTGTGCGATGTCCTGCATCATCATAAGACGCAAGTGCAACATAAACATCCCACTTTGTTTCTAAAAACTTATCTGTATGTGCTATTAACTCATCTAAAGTATTACAAAATTTTTGACTTGATTTTTTTCTCGTTGCTCCTGGAGCATCCTTTAAAGATACAAAACAATATGAACCTGTAGAAGGTAGAACGAAAGAAAAGAAGTCCATTTTTGATAACATAAAAATGTCCTTTCAGTAAAATAAGGGGGTATAAAACCCCCTTAGTCCTTTAATTTACTAACTAATTTTTCTACTTTCTGTAAATGCGGTTCACAAACTTTTGTAGATCCTTTAAACCAATTGTAAACTGTCATACGTGATACTTCTAAGAACTCAGCAACATCAGTTACAGGTATATCGTTCTTAACACACATAGACCCCAATTGGACACCTAGTAAACCTTTATCCGCACCCTCGATTGTATCTATAAAGTTTTTTGAATAACCTTTTGACATATATCACTCCTCGTCATCATCCCACTCGTCCAAGATTTTACCTAAATCTTTTTTAGGAGCAGGTGCTTCTTCTTTTTTAGTTTTAACTTTTTTAGGTTCTTTCACCGGCTTAGTAATTTCTTTTACTTCAACATCTTCAACATCTTCTGCAACATCAATATCTACAGTCGTGCTATCAGAACTCTTAGAAGATTGAGAAAGAACCCAATTGTTGTAAGAATTTACCCACTCGTTAAAGTCGTTAAATGTTGTCTGATCTTCTTTACTCAAGTCAAACAAATTCTCAGTGTCAATAGATACTTTAGGCAAGTAAAATTTAATTCCACTAGGAACTGATTTTTCTTCAGTGCTTAGTTTCAATTCGCATTGGGGGAGAATAAGATTTTTTGTAACCATTTTATTAACAGGAACACCCAATGTTTTAAAAGCATCTCTATTATCTACTTCCCATACAAAAGGAATAGGTTCCACAACAGATACTGTTTCGCCTTTTTCATTAGTAGCTTGATTAAAAGTTGCCAACCCAAAAAGCACTCTAACTCTCTTAATGCTTTTCATTAAGTCTTTTGTTTCCTGCGGTAAGCTATCAAAGTCTTCTATGTACTTACTAGATCGACCACAGTTAACACCACCATCTGTATCTTGTAAATCAGATTTTAAATCTAAACCCATAACTGATTTAACGTAACGTCCAGACTCTCCATCTCTTACATACCTTTTGTACATAAACCTTTGGTTAAATAATCTTATAGAAAGGTTTTCTTGATATATTTTTGAGCCATCAGTATCAAGACGCTCTAAACAAAATTGCCCTGCTTCTACTACTTGATAAGGTACATTCTGTTTACCTTTTATAGTAGCTGTTCCTTCAACACCCTTGTGGTCTATTTTTAATCGTGGCAATGTACTGCCTTGTTTTTTTGCAGTTGCATCAGCACTCATACCCATAGCTTTTGCTAAAGCATTTAGATCACTCTCGCTGACGTTGGTTAAAGATAGGTTTGACATAAAGTTCTCCTTTTATTAAATGTCAGATGACATGCCCATTACATGCACCAAGTTAGAAAAATTGTTTTTATTTGTTATATCTAAATCTGATTCATCAAAAGATGTTTTGAAAGATACGTTAATTGCTTTTTTTACTAATGCAGAATCTGCTTGTTTTAATGCTTCATCAAACTCCTTATCCTCTAAAATACGCACTGGTTGAAAAGTTATACGAGTGCCATAATCGTCTGAGTTTAAACACATCTCCGTTACAACTGATGTTATGGGAGCGCCATTTTCAGCTATTTTTTTGCAGTATATTTGTAAAGGCCATTTCTTTACTGTACCCTGCCCAAATATAGATTTAGATGGTATGTTTAACTGATAGATATGCCCACCAATATCACTTTCTAAAACTACAGCAATACGTTGTTGAAACTTACATGCACGACTGTTCCCTGCACCGGAACCTTTAATATTTTGACTGCATGTGACACATGTATCTGCTTGAATCTTGTCAGAGGACTCGTGCGGTTTAACACCATCAATCGAATAACAATCAGGTTTTCTATAATTATTTTCATCATATTTACCTGTGTAATAAATTCTTGATATGTGTTCAGCCGCACCTACAATCACTACATTTAGTGTAGCTTTATCCTCACGATCAATTTCTCTCCCATCAGAGAGAAACCGCCACATGTTATTTTGAATACTTATTCTTTTCATTTATGATTTTCTACGCACAGTTACTGCATATTTACTGTCTACGTTTAATCCCGGAGGTAGTTTGTCAGGGTTTTCTTCAAGATAAGTTGACATATTGCCTTGTGCTATTCGTTTCTCTAACAAGTCTAATTGATCGTTGTCTTTAACAAACTCATACATAGAGTTCCAATCCGTCGTCCAATATCTTTTAGAAACTCTCCTAGACACAGTGCCAAATTCAGTACGTAAACTATCTGCGCCTGTTTCTTTGCATACGTCTAAAAGAGCCGTCTCAACTTCTTTTAGAGTGTCTTTCAAATACTCATCTTTCTTATCGTATTCGATTTGTAACTCCTTACGTTTATCCCTTATTTTTAGATAAACCTTGACCAATTTATCTACTTTCATTTCTTCCCCTTATTAGTATTAAATATCACTATTAATTATTATAAGTAAATCTTTTACAATGTCAAGCGTCTTCTAAAATATTATTATATAAATCTATCAACTTATTATGTATGTCGATTTTTGATTGGAGCATCTTGTACATTCTTTTTTCCACAGCCGAACCTTGTAAATGAACCACTGTGCAAGGATTCTTTTGTCCGGCTCTATGAACTCTTGCGTTCGCCTGTAAATACGTTTCTACAGACATAACTGCTGACCAGTACACAACAACATTTGCGGCATGTAAAGTTACACCATGAGATGCGGCTTGTGGTTGGATAATTAATACTTGTGGTTTATCTTCTGTTTGAAACTTATTAAATATATCCGTTCTTTTATTTACAGAAACATCTCCATGAATTACTTCACAATGGTATTTGTTTTTAACGAGATAATCTTCTATCAAATTAATTGCATGTCGATAAGGTGCAAACACAATTACTTTGTGGCTTGCTTCGTCAATTACTTCAGTTAAAACTTTTAATCTATTTGATACGTCAAATTCAACTGTTTCTTTGTTGTCTGTATATACTGCACCGCAAGATAACTGTAATAACTTATTTAAGTTTGCGGCCGCATTAACTGTTGTTATTTCTTCACCTGCGGCTACTGCCAACATATTTTTTCTAAGTTGCTCGTAGTATTTGTCCTGTTGTTTTGTTAAAGGAATATCTCTTGTGGTATATGTCATGTCAGGTAAATCTAAACATTCTTCCTTAGTAAACCTAATTGCAGGTTGTAGTGCTTCATGCACTATAGCTTCTGCTTTATCTTTTGGCCGCCAAATAAACTCAGATACTTTATACATAACAAGATCTTTAAAAGATCCAAAATATTTTGGTACGCCAGTGGGGTTAATTATTCTCGCTAACCCATAAGCATCTGTCGGTGCTTGCGATGCAGGTGTGCCTGTCATCATCCAAATCCATGAGTGAGGTTTTATGATGGAGTTTAAAACTTTCCATCTTTTTGTAGTAACAGTTTTATATGCGTTAGCTTCATCAACTACAATTAAATCAAATTCGTTTTTATTAACTTCGTCTCGTATAATTTGTAGCCCATCATAGTTGCATATGACAAACTCTGCGTCTGAATTTACTATTTCTATTCTTTTATCTTTGGAATAACTATGTGCTATGCCAACCGACCTATGTATAGCAAACTTAAATAAATCAGCTTGCCAAGCCGATTGCATTATTGATAAAGGGCATAGGACTAAAACTCTTTTTATCAGTCCTAATTTCATTAGATAGTCAGCCGCCCATATAACACTTCCTGTTTTCCCCGTGCCTTGTTCGTTAAATACAAACGCACGTCTATGTAATGTCAGGAAAGAAGATGTTTTCTTCTGGTGTTCAAATGGTTTATACATACCTCCCCATTTGTAGTTAGCCATGATAGGGGACGGCACATTTTTTATTTTAAGATTTTTTAATACTTGGGCTTCTTCTAAACCCCATTTGACCATCACTTGGTGTGAGGTTATTGATTTACTTTTTGGTATAACAGAAGTTATTTTTTCCGGTTGCTTTACTTTAAGCAATAAAGCCTTGTTGTTTATGATCTCCACGTACTCTCCTTTTAAATACTCGTATCGACCAAAGTATCATTTTTAATAATACTTAGTCTAGTTTAAAACTCGGCAAACTCTATTCTACTTCTTTTTTTTATAGTTGCGTGATCTATTTTTACTTTTTGATTCTATCTTATATCCGTCTTTATTTGTACCGCCTTTACTCAATGGTTTCTTATGAGAAATATCCTTGCCCTCTCTCTTATCTGCTTTACCATTTTTATTTAAATCTTTGCCTTTTTTATCCATAGCACGTCTTGCACGTTGACGTTCCATTCTTGCTTTATGCTCTCCACGTGCTTTTTGTTTTTTATATTCTTTTTTATAAGGTCTTGGTTTATTTACATAAGGCATATTATTCCCCTCGTCCATTGTGCGAACAACTTAATACTGCACAATAGTTTCTACAAGTAAAATTTGGTTTAGCGTTCCATACATCTGTATTTAAAGTATTTTCTAAGTCATTAGTATTAGATACCCAATACTCCCAACACTTATCTTGTTCTCCAGCACTAAAATTTTTCTTAATAAGTTCTTTAGTAATTATAAACAATAACCCTGCTTTTATCTTTTTTATTTTAGGAAAATGCTTAAACATAGCTAAAGATAGTATTTCTAATTGCTTTACATCAGCATACCTACTGCTCTTGCCAGTTTTATAGTCTATTAAATATGCTTTGTTATCTCCTAATACTATTAAGTCTGCGATACCTCTCCACCATACTTTTTTGTCAAAGAACCCACATGGTTGCAAATCCTTAGTTAAACCCATTCTGTATTCACACAGTCTGTCTCCCTTAATTTCTTTTATCTTACAAAGAGTTTCTTCTAAATAACCCAATTCTTTTGGTAAAGGAGTGTTTTCTTTCACATAAAATTCAGCCGCTTGGTGTACTCTGTTGCCAAACAAAAGGGCTTCACTTTGAGGTTCTACAATATCTTTTAATATTTTAAGATGATGGTATTTTTTAGGGCATTGTTTAAATAAATTTATAGCTGAATAAGACCATGTATAACTCATTTAATCTCCCCATAGTTACCACCAAACCCTACTTCGCAATCTAATGGTAAATCTTGACACCAATCTGGTCGCCATTTCATACAATCTCGCACAAATTCAACTGCTTTTTCAAGGTCACTATCAGGAACTACACAAGCTATAGCATCATGAACTGTAAGCACTACTTTGTATCTTTTAGATATCTTTAACATCTGCTCTGCAATTATACACCTAGCAAGGGCTTGACATATGTTCTCTATTAACTTACCACCATATATTTTGGTGTAACTATTTCTAGTCTTGTACTCATATTGAGGTCTGCCATCAGGGTCGTACACCTTACGTAAACCTGTGTACTGTTGCCATAATCTATTAGGTAGTAAAAATCCTCTTTGTTGAGGGTCAAACCTCAAAACTCCATGTTTGCCTAAAGTATTAGCTGTAATATCCACCATGCTATCTAAACATTTATGCCCTTGTTTCCATAGATTTGATATATTACTATAAGTTCTTCTATAGACATCAACGATATGTGTTGACTCTTCAAGGGATATCTCTGTGCCAAAAGTTTTTAATTGGCTCTGAAACTTAACTGCTCCCATACCATAACCACAACCTAATATAGTGGTTTTACCTACAAACCTTTCAGCTTTTGTAACCTCGTCAACTGATTTGTTATATATCCCAGCCGACATAATTTTATAAACATCTTCCCCATTTGCAAAAGCATCTACTAGATCATCTTGTTCTGACAACCACGCAAGAACCCTTGCTTCAATCTGAGAAGAGTCAGCATCAACTATTGTGTACCCATCTAGTGATTGAATAGCTGTCTTTAACTTGTTTGCATCATTACCTCGTGACGGCAAGTTTTGAAGGTTTATTTTATCTGATCCTCCCCATCTGCCTGTGTGAGCCGCATAGTATTTAAGGGGAACTGGCATCAGTCCACGACTAGCTATACCAATAAATCTTTCTGTTCTAGTTTCCTCTAAAGTAGTTTTGTTACCTAGTCTAGCGGCTACTAATATCTTTATATCTTCATTCTCATGATCAGCTAGTTCTTTAAACTCTTCATCAGTCTTTGCAAAAGCCCATGCCTCCTTGCCTGTTCTCAAACTAATCTTCTTAGGGGGAACAACACCTTTTTCCTCCAGGAGACGGGCAAATTTATCGTTACTCATGAGAACGTCTTTACAGGTGTTTGAATCTTTTAATAGCTCCGCCTTCCTTATTTTCGTACTATTTAAATGATCCTCCAATAACTTAACATCTAGCTGTAATCTAGGTTCTGTAAACATCTTGAGGGTAATATCAATAACTTTTAATTCACCGGGGGGAAAAACACTATAGAGTTTCTCAAATAATTTATATGTGAGATATACGTCATTGCGACAGTATCCACCATAGCGTTCTAATTCAGAGGGGGAAAAATCTGACCTACGTTTACCTAACGCATCTAAAACTTCTGTGCCTTTTTCTCCTAAACTTCT